GTAATCCTCCACAGGCAATTCCAATATACCCACCCGTGACTTCACAGGTGGGTATTCCTATTATTAATATGCCTGGATGTGTTGAGTCGCATAGGGATAGTAGTGAGAATCAAACACTTAAAGAAGATGATAAGGATGGTGTTCGGGTATTCTGTGATGCAGGAACTCCTAGTTACAATCCAATAGATTATGATCCTCGTAGATTAAAGATAACAACAGAGTCTTCCCCACCTCTACCAGTCATCCCAAACACTCCAGAAGCACCAGAGACTCCTGCTGCACCAGCACCACCTAGAACTGATGCTGCATTAGCAGAGTGTCCTAGTAGAGCACAAGAATTAAAAAACCCCGTAGGAAAGATCCTAGAGGGCAATAAGAAGATTACTGGGTATGAGACAGTAGGAAAAGAATGTCTCCCCGTATTTGAAAATTTAAATATACCTGATCAGATTATACAGAACATACCATCAGCAGGTATGATAACTGTTACCGCCTCAATTGCTGTAGTCGCGACGACCTCTGCACTGCTTGCAAAGCCTCTTGCTGATCTTTTGTTAAAGGTTGTGAAACCGACTGTGAAGAAGGTAATAAAGAAGATTGCTGCCTTGCGGGGTAAGAAGCCCCCTGTATTGTCTGCTGCTGAGAGGAAGGCTGAGCAACGGGATCGGAATCGGGCGATAAAGATCTTACGTTCGGCACTGAAACCGAAGGGATAGAGTGACGATGTTGCTTAACGGTATTAACATTATTAACTACCACGTCCGCACATATTTTTCTATAAGGGCTGCGTGGATGAAAAGAAATTCCTTGCTGCATTAACTGCCCACAATTCTTAAGTCTAGCCAATTCAAAGTCTAATCTTTTATTAGCAACCAATTGTTGTTGCATTTGGATCTGAGTATCTGCTGCTTGCTTACAACGCTCCTGCATTCCACCATCAAGGGGAAAGGAAATTGTTGCCGACAATCCAAGACTTGTACTGTTATTAATTGCATCACCAGTTCTTACTGGTTTCTGCCAGAGTTCACGACCAGGATTATCAGGCACACCATCACCCATCATTTCCATAACGGTGATAGACATATCCGCACCATCTTCATAGGCACGAACAGTCTCACCTTCTGCATTGGTGTAACTTCTATCATCATAATGTGGTGACCAAGGAAAGTTCTTTACTACTTTCTGAGTCTCTACCATCTGACCGTTAAAATCTCTGTTGTCATACTGTGGTTCATAATAGTAGGTCTCAAATGGATCCTTCTGATTACGAGCATGAGTAATGAATGGTGTGATATTAGCAGTCGGTCCTTGACATGCAATACCACCACCATATTGATTAGTGATGTATGGTCCTTGTAATACCTGAATAGCTTGGTTCGTAACTGAGCCTGAACTATTAGCTATTGGATTCGCTGTTGCACTTACACCCCCGACATCTGCCGCCAGTGTGGCAGGGACAGTCGCAAGTTGAGTTAGACATAGTACTACTGGGTAAAGATACTTGTGGTGTCGGTTACGCTGGTGACCTCGGTGAGTCTTTGAATCACAGTTTGATTTGAGACCCCTGGACCGCTGTAAGTTTGAGTAAACTGAAAAGCCGCACCCGGATTTGTTATCTTGAAGTTTTGATTGGACATGCTTAATGACGAGTTGGTGCTCGTTATCTGCCCCTCTGTGCCCCCGAGAGGATTTACTAGCACTGAGTTTGTTGTTTGTGATGGAGTCAATGATTGACCGCCATTGTCCACATTCGTTCCGCTTACTGAATACTGCCATCCTGTTGCATAATCTATAGAATTAATCGTTTCAGTCACTTTGGAGGTTGTCTCCGTGTGGCTAGACATACTTCCCTGAGTGAAATTTGGGACCACCGGGACCGCCATTGCTGGAGATCCCATCAATAGGGTCAAGAGAAATATTTTTCTCATGATAATCCTCAGTCAATTACAGTGATTTCACTCACAAATTGGCCAATTGCTGTACTACCAGCACCACCAGCCGTCACAGTTAGACCACCGTTGGTCCCTACAGTACCTGCTAGAGTTCCTGCTACACCAGCAGTGTAAGAAGTTACACTAGAGAAATTAGGAACATCACCTACAGTAGGAGCAGCACTTGGGACTGCATCGCCTTGTAGGAATGAACTACTAAAAGAGAATGCTTCTCCGTTAGTTGCTGAAAGTTGACTTGCTGAAATCGTACCAGGAGAATATACTCCAGCAGTGACTGTACCTGCCGAAAGCACACCAGCAGTTGTACCATCGGAGGTGCCAACATTAGAACCAGAGACACTATACTGGGACCCCAATCTTGTTGATGAACTTCTAGCAGAATCCACAGTTAGTTGGACACTAGAAGACATTTTATGAACGAGACCTCCAGCCATAGCGGGGGTCGTCATCAAAGCCATAACAAATAAAAGAGCGACCTTTTTCATCCCTTCTATTGTGTAGATCAGCTCTATTTAGATTATTTTGTCTTGTATCTAGTTATACTTGTAAGGACCATTATCTGGTTTAAATGTCTTGATAATGATACTACTCCTTAGTCCTCTATACTTATCTGAAGGTGGATTGCCTCTATGGGTAAGGTTACCTTTCATAACAATAAGTCTTCCTGGTTTGTAATCAATATGAACAGGTTCTCCAGTATTATGATCAATATATTCAGTAGTACCACCCCATTCAGGTTCCCACTCTAGGTTAGAATGATATACAAATGAGATACCAGAGTCACAATCACAATCCTTATGATAATCAACCCAATGAATGTATTGTTGCCCGTTAACCATTACTTCATTTAACTGTGGCTCAATACCAAACTCTTCACATACAGCAAAAAACAACAGCTGATAGATGTGAGGAAAAGGTGCTTGACCACATGGATAAATGATTTGCCTCCATGCAGGAATCTCTGGATTACTCTCTTCTTTTTCTAAGGTAAGGTCAGATGGTCCGTAACTAAATGTGGTATGTCCCCATTTCCAAATCGCAGATTGAAATACAGTATCACTTAGATACCTCATAAAGTATGGTTTAAAAATATCATCAAGAACAACAACTTCGTTATTCTCAACTCTTCTCATCCTATCAATTTTATACTGCTCTGTCATAGTATATTGATAACTACTGTATGTATCATTGTTCTCTGTGCTTTTTCCACATCTCAGCTACCATATCTACTGCTGGTGGTGTCTGATAAGGTGGTGATGGTTGTGATTGCCATTTATCAATTGCTTCCTGTGTAGGTACAGCAATTCTAAAAGGAATATCGTCTTTAATAAATTCCTCATTCATATCGACATATGTTTGAGGAGTGATCTTAATCTCTTTCATTCATTGTACTATCAAGTGTATCGAGAATGCTATCAAACGACCCAATACTGTCAATATCACTAAGTGTCTTAGCAATCTGTGTACAAACAATTGGACGCTCCTGCCTAGCAGCATATGCTAGTGCATTGCGTAGTGTTGCTGATGCTTCGTTGAGTGATTCTTCAACTGATTTAGATAATGCCATTACAATGTTCTCTCAAGTCTTTCGGTTGGTTGATCTGGGAAGTCCCTTGGACGATTGTCTAGTGCGTTGTCAGTCTTAGGAGAACCTTCGTTCGCCTTCATAGTATGCTGATAGTTTGGTCTTGGGTATCTGATACGGAATGGATCAGGCATCCAATAGGTAACTTGCCATTCTTGCTCAGGACACAACTCAAGATGTTTCTCTACAGTATGAGAGAAACTACCGAGTTGAATGTAACCATCGTGACTGACACATCTGCCGTTCCCAGTATCAACCAGGAACATCATTTTACTACTCACGAACCTTCTTCGTGATTAGTATAAATTTCTTTCATCTCTTCTTCTTCTGTAAGCTCATATTCCCAGTCAGGAGGATATTCATATATCCCAGTCGCATCGTCCGTAGGAGGAATCTTTTTCTTTCCTTCAGATTTTTGCATTTTGTACATCCTCCCAGTCTTTGTTAAAGATTTCTAAACCTTGATCGGTTAAGATATGATTATACATCTTTTCAAAAATTGATGGCGGCATTGTTACAATTTCTGCACCATTGTACCAAGACCGAACTGCTCTCTGCACACTACGAATAGAAGCAGAAAGAACTTTAGTTTCCATCCTATACATACGATATAGTTCAGAAATAGAACGAACTACTTCTAAACCAGCAATAGATTGATCGTCAAGACGACCAACAAAAGGTGAAACATATGTAGCACCAGCTTTAGCTGCAAGGACTGCTTGAGCAGCACTAAAGATCAATGTTACATTTGTCCTAATACCTTTACCAGAAAGATAATTACAAATCAAAAGACCCTCTGGAGTACAAGGTAGTTTAACAGTGCAACAATCGCCAAACTTTTGAGAAAGACGCAGTGCCTCAGAAGTCATCTCTTCTTGAGTACCAACAACCTCCATACTGATATCTTTAATACCAATATCACGGAGTTCTTCGTAAACCTTTTCAGGGTCACGACCACTCTTCATGATAAGAGTTGGATTAGTTGTTACACCATCAATTAAACCAGTCAAATAATATTTTTGAATGATTTTTGTATCTGCAGTATCCAGGAAGATCTTCATAATTAAGGTATAATCTTGTCTATTTAGTGCTGCTCTCAACTATTAGAGGGTCAACCCACAGAATGCTATCCTCAGGAAGAAAGGTCTGACACATTTCAAGAACGCGCATGAACTCATCCATGGTGTCACACTCAAGTGGTTTAGTTTCATCTTGATCTGAGACACACACGAAACGACGCTTGCAAATGTCTACAAGGACGCACTCGATGTATTCTTCGGTCATGGGGCTTGTTTGTTTACTTGTATATTATAGCAGGTCCATGCATGGAAGGGAAGAGGGGGTGGACAGTCCCTAGACTGCCTCAGCAATGACAGTGATGTTACCAGTGTCTGGTTCTTCAAACACACCAGTAAGAGTGTAGCTAGATCCACCTAACCTTAATGTTAATGTTCCGTCTACTACCAGGTTGCCCCTGATAACAGTATTGCCAGATACAGATAAAGAACCTCCAACATCAAGATCGCCTTCAATATCTACATCAACGAGACCGCTAATACTACCACTAATAGATGCACCGTTATTAAGTTTTACTGCCTGATCAAATTCACATTTGTGACCAAAAGCACTGCCTTCGTCACCGCTTCTAAATTTTGTTCTTTGTAGTGGCATTATGATCCTGAGTTAAAGAAATTATCGAGCCCTGATGCAAAGTCAGCCATATCACCTAATCCACCAATACCAGTGGATGAGAGAACACTATCTGCAACAAAACCACCGATGCCTCCACCAGCGATAGAATCAAATGCTGCTTGTCCAAATCCAAGAACTGTTGGTGATCCAAATGGTCCAAGAGCTGATTCAATTAGGTCACCAGGAACAAAAGAACCAGCGAACATGTTCATACCAAAAGTATTTTCGATCATGTTACCTCTCTTACCCTTATTAGCAACAGTGTTTGCCTCAAGTAAGATTCTTGATCCTGCTTTGATATTAACATTACGACCTGCCTGCAAATCAATATCTTGATCTGCCTGCACCATAACATTTTTAGCACGAATCTGAACAATACCCATGTCAGCATTGACAGTGATATTGCCCTGAGCAACACTGATTCTTAGATCAGCTTTACCAGGTTCATTCTTATCACCAGCGCGAACTTCAATTGTACCATCTGCTGCGATTCTAGTCAATCCACCTTGTGAGTGTGAAATGACAAAGACATCATCTTTATCATTAACAGCGTATACCTTTACAGCCTCTGGACCTGCAAGTGATTCTTGTGGGTTACCACTATCGATTCTAAAGTGAGCACCTCTAGAGTCAATAACCCTTCTAGCATGATTTTTTGGTTTATTACTCATATTAGATACAATCGATAACAGATACAATACCAACTTGACGACCGTCAGGTGACAATCTATCTTTAGGAATTATACCAAAGATAGGTCTTAGTTGTACACCACTTCCCGTATCACTATTGATGACAAGTTGTGGCAATTCCTCATTGAATCTGAGGATATTTATTACTGTGACCTTAGAGATTTCTCCACCCTCACCGATCTCAATTTCATAGATCGGTGATGTTGTTCCAATTCCAATTGCTGGACCAGGGACAATTGGGGTATTAACGGGCAACTCCGGTGGAGAAAGATCGGGATCACCTGGTGGTTCATCGACTCCAATAATAGTTGGAACATCTGGACGAGGTATTCTCACCGTTCCAGATGTACTAATACCTGGTAATGTGATTCTATCTCCAGGTGTATATCCTGTTCCACCAATAGTTACGACAACATCTACAATACCAGTTATATCTCGATCTGGATTATCTTTAGCTGGATAATTCTCTCCTGGGTTATCAATAACAATAGCAATCACTTCTTGATTCTCTACGATAGCTCTACCATAAGCACCATAACCAATATCACATTTATCTCTAAAGTTGACAAGAGGAGGATAACGGTATCCACTACCAGTGTTTAGAATCTTAGCGCCAACAATCTGACCAGTTCTTTGAACACCACCAACTAGTTTTCTTAGACCAGGCGTATTGTCAATGAAACTACCCATCAGAACTTCTGCTACAGCACCAGATCCACCACCACCAAAAATTTCAATGTAAGGACCAGTACAATTTCTTCTAGGTCCAACATAACATCCACCTGGAATGGCACTGTTGCCTGCAGATGGTGTCAGATTACCAGAAGAACCACCTACTGTGTTGCCTGTTCCAAATATATCCCACTTACCATACTGCCTCTCAAAATCAGATGCAAGGTTACCTACACTACGAGAGAAGTTCATAGCGTTCATCACATAATCAAATGGATCTTGCCCTTTCTCTCTACTACTACCACCAACAACATATTCTTTATCTTGTGGGCACTTACCTTTATTTGACTGATTGCAATCAAGAAATGCACCAAGATCATATAGATTACTAGCAGCACCTAACAAGAAGTCTGCTACCTTAAAACCAGGTGCAATAATTTTAGCGACAGTATCCAAAGGACCCGTCATTGCACTCTCAATCTCATCAATAATTTTATTTACAAATGCACCAGTAAACTGAGCTCCAGCACATCCTGCATAATGTGTTGCCTCATCAAAGAAATCATAGAGAAGATCTTCAATCGTTCCAGATAATCCTTCAACAACTTTGTTGGCAACACAAGCAAGAGATTCTTGTAAAAAACTTACTGGTCCAAGTAATGCTGTTTGTGCAGCAACACCAGCAAGGTGTGCAGCAGTTCCTGATCTAGTTGCCGCGAATACTTTCGCATAAACAAATTTATAGAGTTTAAGTAATCCTTGCTTACCAAGACCTTCCAACTCACTGAACAGATTGTTCATCAAGTTGCCAACAAACTTGTTAGCTTGTGCCTCAATGATATCTGCAGCAATACTAATCTCACCAGAGAGTCCTGAGATAGCACCTGTCAGTTGTTCTACCTTCATTCCAAGGTTCTCAACGACATTCGCCATCTTTGAGATAGGATTCGGTCGGCAGGTATCTGCGACTAGAATTACTTGACCAGTACCAGCTTGATCTTTTGCTTTTCCTTGCGATGCACTACTAGGTGAAGGTTGTGATTTTTTATTCTGTTCGTTTGTTTGATCAGTTTCAACCTTAGCGTTCTGTGGTGTTACATCAGTGTAACCAGTAGCAGGTTGGAATGGTCCCGCAGTACTTGTATCCGATACTTCTGATGTTCTTCCAAAGTGCCCAATAATCATGGGAACTTGTGCTTCATCTCCGTCTAGGAAGAAACCAAATACAGTGTCATTAGGTTGTAATTGTGGAGACTGTGCATAGTTTGCTCCACCACTTCCTGCGGTGACAGGTAGCATTACCTGAGCATATGGGAGGTCTTGATCACCAACTTCCTCCGTAAATGGGTGATAACCCATAATACGAACTTTGTAGCGATTGCCCCATCCATCTCCAGTAGAATTTTGGGTAACCTGAGCTTGTCTAGGAGCGATCTGTCCGATCCACCACCTAAACCCATCCCTACCTACAAATGAACTTTGCCCAAGTAAAGCGTTTTCTATCATCAGTCTTCATATACCAGACATTCTGGTTCCGATGGGTTAGCATCACAATACAATTCCAACGGTGTGGGATCGTGATGATCACCTGCGTCAATCTCTGACTTATGATGTTCTACATAGTCTTCTAATTCATGCAGCTCAACTTCGACATGACGCCGCATTTGTGGCGATGTTGTTGAGTTGTCAAGGATCTCTTTATCCTTGTTAATGTGTTGCTCGATACTATCCATTTTTTGGTTTTCCTCTGAGTCCGTGTGAATCTCTAATTACCCGCATAGCGGTGTATGACTGATTTGGAAGGAGATAATGGGTCATCTCTTTGATAATATATAGTCCACTAAGTTGATTGTCCCATTTACCTTTCTTTTTATCAGATACATCTGGGAAGTACAAATTGATCACATCACCCGCATTTAAGTTGGTATTTATTGGCACCGTAAGTGCCAATTGTTGTGACATAATTGTACTATACCGTGTGATTGATTGTGCAATATGATCTCCTGGGAAATCATTTATATCGGTGTTGACATCTCCCTTTTCACCTCCAAATGTTCCTCTACTAAGAATTTGAGTAATTTGACGAGATCCAAGGAAGTTAGCTGGTATATTATCTGGTTGTAGGTAATCAGGTAGTTTATCCTTCTTGCCTAGTTGTTGAGATGGTTCCTCATTAAATCTAGACACGATGAACTGAAATGTCACTGGGTCAAAAAACATTCTGTGAGATGAATACTCGCCCTTCGCCAAATTACCAGTAACATCATTGTCTGAAATGAGATTCCAAGTAAGAATGTTTGTAGCATTCTTAAGGTCATTATCTAGAGAGGTGCTGAGAGTCTGGACATAGCGATACTGCTGTACACTATCCTTCTGCTGAACACCAGCCTTTATTATACCGTCTGGAGAGAGAAAATTAAACCCTGTGTGGGTTTGCCAAAAAAAGAATCCAGCACTCTTACTCTTAGAATCTACAGGAATAGATCTCTTTGCTAACATTGTCAGCAGAGTAAATGGCTTTCTTAAGTTACCAAAAAAGTTATATGAGTTTTCTGTAGGTTCTAAAACATCAATCTTGACAGTTCCAAGATATTTCATAATAGATGCTACAGATTTATCAATAGTTTGGTTCTTAAAAAGAATAGGAACTCTTACCTGTTCATTGATAAATGCTTCTTTAGAAACTAAGTGAAGATCAAATACTTCTGATTTTTTCTCAGTATATACATTGCTTATACCATTAACATACATCTCAAGTTTACTAAAGACTTGCTTCCCCTTTATAGCTTTTTCGACAGGGGTATTAAACCCAATAATTACTTTTTCTCCACCCCTAATTGGTAGACCGTTAAAGACACCTCTTGACCCATCAATAACTGTACCAGTACTGGTAACTCTTACCTTTGCTGTATAGATTGGGGAAAATATATCTTCAAAGTACTGAAACTCAATGATGCCACCGATCAGACTGACGGTTGTTTTACCGTCATTAGATGTAATATCAAATTTACTATAGACCGATGGTCCGTTTGCGGCTGCCATTAGGTAAACTGGCTATTGTATCTTTTTATCTTTGCGAGGATGTCCCCATCTGGTAACACTGGAAAATTAGGAGTGTTAGTAGATCCACCACCTCCCGCTATAACCGTAGTTCCACCACCCTTATTTAGAGGAGGTAATGGGAAGGGAACAGTGATAATCTTAGGATTGGCAGAAAGATTGATGTTTGCTGGAGGTCCGACAGTTGGATCAGGACCAATGGGATTATTCTTTCCACTAAAGTCTGTCATAAATTGATTATCACCGTCACCACCTCTCCAAGATGTTCCTGGCATTCTTCCATTTGCATCAGCTGCAACATCAGTAGCGGGATTACCATCACTATTGACTGATCTAATTGTTGCTGGACTACCTCTGAACTGTGTTGCTCCTTTTACAAGTTCTGCTGCTTTCTGTCTCATGGATTGATTTCTCATATCCTTTATAGTTTGTTCAATATCAGTAACAGACACACCAGCCCATCGGGCAGCTTCTTCTGCAGTAGTAATTTTTCTAAATGCACCAGCATCTCTTGCTATTGATACTCCAGCAAACTGTCCACCTGCAGCTAAAACATTAGTGTAGGACTGCCCATTTGCACTTGCTCTATTAGCAACCACTTGTAAAACATCAATGGCAGCTTGACCTTTTGCACCCTCAGTAAGTAAACCAGCAGCAACTCTGAACTCTTCACCAGTGCCACTAGTACCTTGAGTCTGTGTACGAGGTATTACTGTGTTTTGTGGTTGTACTGTTGGTTTTGGTTCTGGTTCTTGAGTAGTACTGCCACCAGTGTTCACCTCAGGTGGTGGTTCATTTTTAGTGGATGGTTGATACTGAGGAGACTTAGAGATTGATTGTAACTGTTTGGTCGCATCTTTCATCCCCTCGTCATACTGTTTGTTAGTAATCTCTCCATCTTTAAGTTGCTGTTTGAGACTCGTAATTGATTTTTTTACCGAATCAACAGTCTGCGGTTTTTGTGCTGGATCACCTTCTTCAGTTACATTTTGACCTTGAGATACGGTCTCTGGTACAGGTGGCAGCCCCATTCCAGCTCTAACTTTATTAAATTCTTCAGCACCAGCATCTCTCATCTCTTTGATAGTTTTTTCTATCTTATCAGTAGTCTGAAAGAAATCTGTTTTTGTTTTCTCTACTGCAGATTGTGCCTCATCAATTTCTCTCTTAAGTTTACCTTCACTATCAGTGAAATCAAAGTTCTTAATATTCTCTACACCTTGTTTAACAACATCCACCATCTCCGAAAACGCATTTTTCAAATTATCAACAAACCTCAACGCACCGTCAAAGGTTTCCTTGATAATTGATGCTACTTTTTGTGCGTAGAATATAATTTCTGGCAGTTTTGTTACTAAGAATCCCAGTAATAATGCTCCAGCAGCTCGTAACAGTCCACCAAAGAAACTTTTTGTTCCTGACATGGCACCTCTTATGCCACTAGTCAATTTTTTCATCGGTTGCTTAAGCAACTCTATTTTATTTTCTTGCTCGTTCTTCTTTCTATTATCAGCAATTACATGCTCTAGTGTCGTAACTCTACTATTTCTAGTCAGATCTGCACGAACACTCTTACCCAAAGATTTTCGGATACCTTGAGTAGTTTGCCTTACCGCAAGTAAACCAAAATCAACAATATCTAATGCTTCTGTTGTTGGGATAAAATTATTCATGAATCAAACATTGCTGCTGTAAAATCTCGATAGAAATTATTAGAGTCTGAAGTAAAGATATTTGGGATATTCATATCTGCTATGGTTGTGGTGGGGAAGGATGTCATCGAAGGCTCATCTTCAGATTCAGTTGTGAATGGAAGAATGTTTAAGTTAATATTATCGTCCATATCAGCAACATCTAGATTGCTTGCCTTGGCAAAGTTAAAACCTTTGATTGCACTCTGAGTATCATCCATACTAAATTTTAGCATGTCTGGTGCTCCACCTCCAGATGCTGGTGTTGAGGAAACTTGCTGACTTTGAGTTTGAGTATCTGAGGACTGTGGAGCAAGAAGATTATCTGGCGCGTTCTTCAATGTATTCATTCTACTTTCTACTCTATCAATAGATTTCGCATCAAAATCTGGGAAGTCTCCAAAACCAAAACCTTTGAATCCAGGATCAAGTGTCTTTTTGAAGAATCCAGCATCTCCACCCATAACAAAGGCAAATGTCTCTCTTCCTTGTGGAGATAAAGAACTTCTTTGACTCTTGATAAAATCTTGAGAAGCAGAAATCTGCTTACCCAATTGTTCCATCTTTGCCTTCAGCTTTTCTTTCTCATCAGGATCAGTTGTCGAATCATGTGCTAACTTAGTAACATCATACATCTCCCTATAATTTTTTATCTTCGACATCGCTGCTCGCATGTTATTGAACAGTGCCTTATCTGCCTCCGATATATTCTTACCAAGAACATATGCATATGGACCTTTACCATCCATAGCTTCTCTTATTCTATCCATCTCCTGGCGCATTTGCTGCCGCTCACCTTTAACATCAAACATCCCGTGTTCTTGGAGATGATCTTCATGGAGTTTTTCTAACTCTCTTAGTGTTGCTTCTGGTCCAACTGTTGCCATTCTTCTCTGCACTTCTTTAGAAGTTGGATTATAGCTTTCAAAACCACTGGTCTTTTCTAATAAGTAATCACTCAATGCTAATCCACCAAGAGCAACTGCTGCTCCAAGCCACACATATGGGTTTACAATTAGACCAAAAATAGCAGGCAAAGCTCCTAAAATAGTTCCAGCTAATGCTCCAGCAGCACCTAGAATCAAACCAATGCCACCATTAAGAGCAACAAATATACCAGCGCCGACAGCGAGTGCTTGTATTAAATCATTCTTTAAAGCTTCTAATGATTCTTTGTCGCCCTCTGCCCATGCAGTCAAAGCGTCAATCGCTTTCATTCCGACAAATCCAAAGAACAGAGCTTTGAGAGCATCCATGATTTTCCCAAATGGACCCTGAATCTTCTGCTTCATTACCTCAATAGGTTTGATGAGAGAATTCTTTATCTTTGTTCCTAAGTTAGATTCTACATCTTGTATTCTTGACTCTTGTCGTTCTTGCCGTAATTGTTTCTCGTCTGCTTTATCTTCTGATGCTTCTTGAGTATCTCTTCGTATTAAAAGATCAGCAATCGCTCTAAGATTGCTTCTGATCGCTAAAATATTTTTATTAAGACCGTTATACTGCTTCTCAGAGACATAACCAGCAGGAACCCCAGGGTTTACTACAGTTCCCTCTGGTGTCCCTGGTTGCCCTGGTGGAAGTAATTTTGTACGATCAATTGCCATTAGCTTGTTGTGCCTTTAAATTCTGTTCTTCAATGTGTGATTGCAACAGAGTTAAATAGATCTCTCTTTCCCAAGGGATCATATTTTCAAGTTCACTCAAGCTATATTTATGATGCTGCACTAAGGCGAAATTGATCTTGTAATATGATACAAGATCCTCATGCAACATCGCTAACTGAAAAAACTCGCTAATCCCTCAAGTACTACAGCATTTTCTTCGCCAGTGTTTGGGTTCTCAACAACAATAGTATGACTAAGCTTAGGCATAGTCTCAAAAAACCTCTCAACTTGTTTAAACTGAGCTGAATTTAACTGTTCAATGAATTGAATCAATTCTTTCTTTGTACTATCCTTTGCTTCCCACGATTCTTCTTCTGAGAAAATCTGGTCAATACTACCAGCAATCACATCGAATGACTGTTCTAGTTTGTCACCAGCACCAAAGTTTTGCGCGATAAACTCACTTAGAGACGGATATCTCATACGCATTGTCAGTGTATCATCCAGTTTAATATCTGGATTGTGATCTTCGTGATACTTGATTTTAATCTCATCAATAGCAATACTTACAGGAACTTTTGTAGTTCCATCGTCTTGACAAGTAATGAGCAAGTCAATGGTTTCTCCAACAGACTTACCACGAACATTCAAGAACAGGTACTCAATGTCAAAAGTAGATAGTTTATCTACTTTGATGCCACGAGTCAAAATACATGACGAAAGGACATCTTTAATAGCTCTTCCAATATCAGAGAGATCATCACTCTCCATTGCCATGATAAGAACTTTTTCTTCTTTAACGAGAAAAGGTCTATATTTTACTTTTCTTTTTGATGATGGCAGTGTCAACTCATAAGTTGGTGTTGCAATCGTTGGTAAAGGCATGATGTATTATGTCAGTGGGTTATTTATTGTTTGGATGGCCAATATGTACTACCAGAGTAGTCGATTCCATCAGCAAGACCGCCCTTGTAATTGAAATTAAAGTCTCCAGTGAAAGCGTTGGTTTTGATTTTGGGATCATAATAGTTCTTATTCATATCATACTTAGAGTAATCAATATTAAGATCAGAGCCACCAAAATCACCAAACTTCATTTTTGATTGTCCTACAGGACTGCTGCTCCGTTTCGGGTTAGTGTTAACGAACTGGAATGGATCGTTATACTTTCTAAGTTGACCAGATCTATACGATCTACTCAATTTATCTAGTCCACCAAAGAAGTGCCTGTCATATGTGAATGTGACTGACAACTCTAGCAATCTACTTTGATCATAAGAAACTGTTATTGGTGCAAGACTCCTGGGAAAAGCATTTACATATGTGTATTCTACATCATGCTTATGATCTTTGTCAAATTTTTGAATACGCAAAGTTTCACACTTATAGTCTACAGGATATTCCATCCTGTGATAGTAAGCTCTTCTAGTTGGATTCTCTGCCCCACCACTAGAAATAAATTCCTGCCACAACTCAAAAAATCTAACAACCCGATACTTATCATCGACTATGAAAGACATAGTAAAGTCAGGATAAATCCTTGTATGGGCATATTTCTGAATGATTCCCATAGCATGTCCAGACACTTGCGCCGTTGCAAATGATGTTCCTGGTAAGGAAGCAGTTTTACATAAGAGACCAAGATCTCTGAATATAAATTTATTAGTTACTTCATCATCTCTGTCTGTAATAAACTTGATGAGCTTTGAAGGTAAGGACTGAAAGAAGACCTCATAGTGACTTGTAGTCGCTACTTCTTGAAAAAGTTTGCTAATAGATTGGGTCTGTATGCGTCTTGGATCTCTGTCCTTGATTAACCCCACACTAAATACTCCATGTGAAACATTTTTTAATTAATGGCATATAAAGGTAAGTATCGCCCTAGCAATATTGAAAAATATCGAGGAGACCATAGTAACATTATTTATCGCAGTTTATGGGAAAGAAAGTTCATGGCATACTGTGATCGCAACCCAAACATATTAGAATGGGGTAGCGAAGAGATTGTTATCCCATATCGCTCACCTCTTGACGGAAGAATACATAGATATTTCCCTGATTTTTATATTAAAGTTAGAGAAAAAGGTGGTAAGGTACAAAGGTATATTATAGAAGTAAAACCTAAAAAACAATGCATCGAACCTAAAAAACAAAAACAACGAACTCCTACTTATATTAGAGAAGTGACTGAGTATGCTAAGAATCAGGCAAAATGGAGTGCAGCGAAAGAATATTGTAAAGATCACTTATATCAATTCAAAATCTTAACAGAAGATAATCTAGGAGTATGAGTAGACTTCAACCAATTGTAGATAAATTCAGTGGTTTAGAAAACCCAGAAGATACCATGCTGGAACTAATGTCAGTTCTAGATGACATGGAGATAGTGCCAGAACCAGGACAATATTATACTTTTTTATATACTGCTAAGACGCCAAATATAAGGTATGACCAACACCCACTAATTATGTGTACAGATGTAGAACAGTGGGGTTTTAGGGGATTTAATTTCCACTGGGGTAAGAGCAGAAACTACACTTGGGGAGAATGTCAAAGTCAGCTATACACGATAAAACCCAATGAAATTGATGATGCACGGTCACTATCCTACGCTAGTTTAAAGATGTCAACATAAATATTGGCAAAAGAATAGCACTTTTTATATTTTTATGCTTTCCACTCAATATCGCCTCCGATTGGAGTTTATTTGTAAATGTATCGCAAACAATGAAGATGTGAAACTAGATGACATGATTTGGGCACAAAAACTTGCTAAGGCAAATACATCTGCCAATGAGATGTTAAAAATGGCAAGACGCCAAGCATCTCAAAACATTGAAGAAGGAAGCACCGATGATTTTCTGAATAGGATGGGTTTAGGAGATCCCGATCCATCCAACCATAAAAAGGGATTCAGTGATGCTGACGATATCAAAAATTGGTTCAAACAGGAGAAACCAGATGATTGGAGGCAAAGAGATTAACGATTTCGATCTTTACGAAGACGACTGGTATGCAAGTTTTAACATGGGTATACAAGAGGTAAGATCTCTTTATGCAATTATTTGTTATGCACATGAAACTTGGCCAGGGTCTCCTGCAAGACCTCCTGAAGAACAAGAGCATCTTCGCTCCCTAAAATTGAGATTGTTTGCAATTATGTCTCAATATGCTTTTGATTGCATGGAGCTAGATGGAGACACTAAATAACAATAAAAACTAATGGCTAAAATCTATCGTTACCCATACGATATGATGGACCGATCAACAGATTACATGTTGATTGAGTCAATTGAATATAAACCGTCTGGCAAGATGCCAGATTTTACTGGTGCTAACTCTCCCTTTCAGAGATTGAAGACGGAAAAAGCAAAGTATAATATTGTGCTGCCTATGCCTAATCAGATTGCATCGGCAAATACTGTTGGATGGGGAGAATCTAGAATTAGTTCGTTAGCAGGTGCTGGATATAACGCGGCAGCAGGCGGTCTCACTTCAGCGACGGCGACGAATGGACTTATGGCTGGTGCTTCAGCTGCTCTTAATACTGCAAGAGGTACAATTGCTGATAACGCTGGTGCAGCAGGACAACCCGCAGTGGGTACTGAAATAAGAAATTATATTAGAGACTTGGCAGCTGCTTCCGCAATTAACGCTGTCGCTGGTAGTAATATCAGAGCGGGAGACTTCATGGCAAGAACTCAAGGTAAGATTGTAAACCAAAACCTTGAATTGCTATTTAATGGTGTAGCATTAAGACCGTTTAACTTTGCTTGGGACTTAACACCTAGAGATGAAAAAGAATCTGGAGAAATTAGAGAGATACTTTACAGATTAAAGAAATCATCAGCAGCAAGAAGAACAAATAACTTATTCCTTGGCAGTCCTGATGTATGGAGACTTTCATACAGAAAAGGAACACAAGTGCATGGATTCTTAAATAGATTTAAGATCTGCGCTCTGACAAATGTTGGTGTCAACTACACTGGTTCTGGTCAGTACGCTAGTTACAATGATAGTATGGGAACTCCAGTTCACATGCAACTATCACTCAACTTCACGGAGTTAGAACCTATCTATCGTGAGGACTATGAAACCTATCAAGGAGGCTCTGGTTTCTAATGACACAAGACCGATATTTCGATATTTTACCTAACTTTAAATACATCAATCCTGCCCAGGAAGGCGGGAAGAGAGAACAGTATGTTGAAGTAAAAAATCTTTTTACTAGAGTCAAGTTAAACAAATCTGTTCTTGCAAATATTACCAGTTTTCAATCTTATAGTATCTCAGATGGTGAGAGACCTGATAGTGTTGCAGAAAGACTCTATGAAGATCCAGATCTTGATTGGATAGTTTTGCTATCAGCTAACATTACTAGTGTTCAAGATCAGTGGCCACTTTCATCTAGAATTCTGTATGAAATTGCAGAAGAAAAATATGGAACTGCTCTGAACGAAGTTCACCATTACGAAACCAAACAGGTTAGGGATAGTAAGGGAAGACTGGTGCTTCCTGGTGGTCTTACAGTTGATCAAGGATTCACCATACCAGATCCAAACAACGCCCTGCAGGATCTAGATCCAACAACAGCAGTATCTAACTGGTTGGTAGAAACTAGAAAAAACAACAAAAAAAGAGAGATCCAAGTACTGCGTCAGCAGTATGTGAATCAGCTCATTGATGATGCAATTGATTTAGTACAGTATCAGGAGTCGTCTCAGTTTAGTGAGGACGGCGGTAAAGTTGCCTTTAACGACCTGATCTAGACTAATGCTTCTAATTCTGCAACAGTGGTTGCAGAGTCGATAGTAGAATATGGAACAGCAGGATTATCCTTCAGAGACGGGGACTCTCCCTTCATTTCTGCTAGGGCTGTTGTCTCCTGATTTTCTGTTCTGGTCTGAAGATACTTGCTCTCCAGATTTTTCTTGCAAATTTGTTTTGCACTTGCAAGATCCACATCCACAGTCGAACTTGAGTGGTTGTACTTCCATGCGTTTCTAAATGTTGTAGTAGGTAACTCGGTGTGGGTGATTACCGAGTATTCAGACACAGGAACATCCTTTGCGATAATATCCTCATCGGAAAGAACACACTGCTCAGAGGGCACAACGACATTGCAATAACCGTCTGCCCCATTATAGACAATCAGTTGACGGGACATTAGGTTGGAGTAGAAACTACAATGTTGGTTGCGTTAGTGAATAGGATTGTTACTTTTTTCGAGGCATCTGAGTCATCAGCAGCGAATACTTCGACTGTTTTTGTATCAGTGCCAGCACCTTCATTAAAGGTTGCCAAATAACGATTTGCTGTAAATGCCATAGTTGGACAGCTAACTTGTACTGGATTATTTATCTACTATATAATCACCAATAACCAAACAATCAATATCCATGCTAAGAAAAGCTTGAACAGCGTAGTATGGTGACTCTACTATTGGGTCTCCATTATCATTAAATGAGGTATTAACAACTACAGGAGGATCTAGAGTTGTTAGTAACTCATGGAGTTTTGGATTCCATGTTTTCCTAAGTGTTTGAATCCTACATGTACCATCAGCATGTGTTATTGCAGGAATTAAATCACTTTTAACAGTTTGAGAGTAAAGCATGTGAGGTGTAGAGAATGCCTCTTCAAAGTATTCACTGACATTTTCCTCAGGTATAATCCCAGCAAAGGGTCTCCAAGGTTCTCTGTGCTTAACTCTTTTATTCAGTACATCTTTGTTTTCTGCCTTTGACGGACTCATAAAGATGGATCTAGATCCAAGAGCTCTTGGTCCATGCTCAGATCTACCTTGGAACCAAGCCACAATTAAATTGTCTTGTATTCTTTGCGATACCTTATCAACATCGTATGGTTGATAATCTAGATCAAACAAATCTAATGCTTTTGTGATATCAGAATTAGTATATTCTTTGCCCAATAACGCTAGATTTGCAGGTGTAGATATGCTTAGGTTTTCTTCAAAACATCCCCAAATAGCAGCACCAAAGTGTATACCAGAATCATCTGGGAATGGGGGAATATGAATAGATTTAAACAAACCACTTTCTCTGATCTTGGTATTTGCCAAGATGTTTAAGAATGATCCACCAGCAAAACAAACTCTGTCAGTCAAATGATATCTTCTAAGTTTTTTAAGAAGTTCAATTAACCCATCCTCAAAATTCTTCTGGAGAGTATATGCAGCATCCTCAACACTATCAATGCCATCAACCCATACCGTATCAAAATTAATATAAGGAATAGAATGATCTGTTACATTATACAATTTCTGATATTTTTCAGAGTTTCCGTAAGCTGATAGACCCATGATCTTACCAGCGCAACCAATTTGAGTTGACCAATTATCTACATCCTTCCCAGTCTTTACAGCGTATATCTGTGATGCTGCAACAGAGTAGATTTGACCAAAGTTATTATAGAATCCTTCAGGCATGTTATAGAACCTGAAGATACCCTTCTCTTTGTTAAAAAATCCAATTGAATTATTCTCTATGTAATCAACCATGTCTCTAAATGGATCGTCAATTATAGATCCACCACCGTCAAATGTTAGAAAACTTCCCTCATTGAAAGGAGATGTAAAAACAGTAGATGCAGCATGACATAGATGATGCCCCACTGATTTAAGTTCTGCCTTTGGAAAAGACTTCCTCAGCATCTTGGTCACTGTACCATTCTCAATTTGATGCAGATTTATGACATGACTCGTCGGTACATGATAAACTAAATTTACATCATCTTTAGTGATTTGACCAACAGAAAGACAATAATCTATAGATTTTTGTGGATAATTTCCATCATATTTTGTTTTAGTAAGTCTTTCTTCGTTGATGCTACAGACATGTTTGCCGTTAATAAAAAGAGTACACCCCGCGTCATGGACGAAGGATGTACTCTCGGATACAAACTCTAGGTTTGCATCCCAATCATAAGCACCATAGATGCCAATTATGATCATTCTTCAGCGAGCTTCTGGAAATAGGACAGTGCATCGTCTTCACTTTCCTGTGAAGACATCTGTTTTGCAGGAGGATTGATATCAGGATCATTGAATCCACCAGTAGACTCCTCATCAAATGTTTCGGGATCAGGACGACTCGATTGTGTCTTGTTACCAAGAACATAGTTAAGACGCTTCTTCAGATCATCATATGACTTGAACTGATCGGCAGCAGTGATTTCTGCAAGAGAATATTCTTTCTTCCAGATTGCTTCCATAGCTTCATCGTCATCTAAGAGAGCACCGCCACGAGCAAACTCAGAACTATCGTAGTTCCAGTAACCAGCAACTTTCTTGATTTTGATCTTGAAGTCTGCACCTGCCCAGAAATCAAAGGGATTGATAGGCTCTTCGTCTTCAAACTCAGGTTGCATGGCAGACATGATCTTATCAAAGATCTTCTTACCAAACTTGTAGAGGAATACTTTACCCTCATTATCAGGGTTAGATGGGTCCTTCACAACATAGATGTTGCTGTAATACTGAAGCTTACGCTTCTGCTTACGAGCAGTTTCTTTGTCTGAATCAACACCAGTGTTCCAAAGTTCACTGTTATATTCAGATACAGGATCCTTAGAACCGTTAGTGGTCAAGGAATTTTCGATGTACCAACCGCCAGGACCTTGGAAGGCGTGAGAGTACAGTTTTGCCCAGGGAAGGTCTTCACCATCGGGGGCAGGAAGGAAACGGACTACTGCGTAACCGTTACCAGCTTTATCGACTTCGGGTTTCCAAAGACGATCATCTCCAGAACCACCACCTTTATTGGTTTTTTCTACTTCCTTTACCAGTTTGGCGGTAAGGGCACCAAGGGAGGATTGTTTTTTGAGTGATGCAAAAGACATAAGATTCGGCTTGTGTAATTGGATTTGGTCTTTACAGGTCTATTATAGGGCGGACCCACGCCCATGTCAAGGTTCGATTTGATCCCTGACTTTAGCAAGTGTTTTCTGCATGTTACCAAACAGAACGGCACAGTCAACATCTTTTGGGAATCCCATAAGAACTGCTGATTGTCTCACAGTCTCTTTCATAGAGACTGCTCTAGGATCGTCAGACAGACTCAATCTTGTATACAGATTTCTCTGCCTTTCCAGCAGATCGTCTAACTTATTAAGATGAACTAACTTTTCATCCTTATCCAAATTGGCGAACTCAAACACTTCAGAATAAACTTGCTCCTGAAGCTCATTGATCTCTTCCATTGCTTTTTGGACTACTGGAGAATCGAAAAAGTCTGACATAATCCTCGTGCCTTGGGGTTATTTAGTGGGGAGTATGGTAGTTACTAAAATTACTCTTCTACCTTTAGTTGGACTTTGCATGTAATGTTTACCACTAAACAAAATTATATCATCCTCTGAAGGATCGTGGTAATCATAAGTTCCTGGGGATGTACTTTCGCAAAAAGTTTTTCCACCATTATCTGTAAAATATATTATAACATTTCCGTGTGGATACTGGTGATCAATATGAGGCAAGCTGTTGTATACTTTATCCTCAGCATGAACGCAATTCAAAGATATTCTCAAATAAGATGCAAAGTCTATTTTATTAAATTCAAAAATTTCATTTAATGCTTTGATAACTCCATGCCTTTCATCATCATCAGAGTGACCAGGTTTTGGATACTTATATTCATTTTCTGGTCTTTCTAAGATAGTCCTAGTATAAAAAGGAAGATTCTTTTGTTCCCCATCAACACCATCATTATCAATATAATTAGGTGTTGCTGTGGGAATATAAGACCACATGATATCTGTACCCAAAACCCACCGCTTTAATCTTATATAATTGTCGGATTGCGGATTTTTGAGTCTTTTCATATAGGCAGTTTTGCCCTTGTGGTTTTCTTCATGAAGTTAAGTTCAATAGCATCCCGTTTAATCTTTTCCTTAAGAGGTTTTGAGATTAACTTAGATACCGAATCCACTTCTATACTATTCTTTTCACAGAATAAAATAATTGCCTCAATATAGTTCACTTTTTCTTCTATCACAAGTCCCTCTATCTCTAGAGAGAATTTGGCAGAATTCATGAATTTTTTATCTAAGGCTTTAGATAGTTCATTTTCCATTTAGTTGCAGATGAAATTCCAGAAAATTACGAATATAGGATACCAACATATTCATATACTTCATTTTATCATACTCTTGGTACACTACACAATCACCGTCTTCACATGCCATGATTATGACAAATTTTTTAACTGGAATGCCTGTCAACTCATAGTACATACAAGCATATGCTGCACACTGTACAAAATATCCATCAATCCAAGCTCTTGGTTTTGGTTTTGCTGATGTTTTGAAGTCAATAATAGCTAGTTCACCATCATATTCTGCAATACAATCAACAGTTCCCGCAACACCAAGTTGCTTGCTGTACATGGATCCTTCTAATGTGTGTATGTTATCAATCTTATTTAAGTTTGGTTTGGCAATTTTAAATAAGAAATTGGGTAGGGGTTTCACTACAGGAAGACTCTCGTTCTTCAAATAGTATTCAGTCAGCGTGTGCATGTCAGTGCCACGACTGGTAGCTTTACGAGTAATCTCGTTTGCTTTATCTTCTCCTACCCTTTTACGCCACTTGACGAATGTATCTCTGTTAAAGAAACTAATAACAGATGTGATTGAAACCAGTTTTGAGTCTGGTGTATCATAATATCGAACTCCGTCTATAGTCTCTCTAGAGAGACTTGGGAGTTGTGTGTCAACATGATTAAACATTACATACCGAGTGCCAATTTGGTGGTTAGATATTCTTTGCAGAGACCTGACCGAACAATGTCCTCAACACCAAATTCAATGGTAGCGAATGATGGCATTTGTTCTAGGATTTTCATAAAATCCAGAATACCGTTTTTTTCGTAGGTTTTTGTCAAGTCAGTTTGAGTCGCGTCTCCACAAAAGTGGATTTTGGAGTTTTCTCCAACACGAGTGATGATCGAATCAAGTTCGTGGAAATTTAAATTCTGACACTCATCGACAATGACAATAGCATCATCGAGTGTTGTACCGCGAATAAAACTCGTGGACCAGAATGAAATTGTTTCTTGCTGCTTAAGATTGCCATAGAGCATTTCAAAATCAGCGGAAGACGGCATCTCAAACATATATTTTACCATATTCTTGTAGGGAATTTGGTAAAGTGCTGATTTGTCTTCATGATCACCAGGTAAGAATCCAATCTCTCTGGTTGAAACAAGAGATCTTACAATATAGATTTTAGTGTATGGGGAGTTTTCGTCAAGTACATCCCTAAGTGCATTGTAAAGCACAATGAATGTTTTACCTGTTCCAGCTGCACCGTATGCAAAAATGTTTTTTCCTTTTTTATAGTCTGAGAAAAGAGATTCTTGGTTATCAGTGAGTGGAGTGATATCCACCAAAAGGTCAGTGTTGATCGGTTTTTTCCTTCTCATCTGCTTAGCAGTGAGTCCAACACCGATTGAACTGTCAGTTTTTCTCTTCCTTGGCATAATTTTAGTCGAGGGTTAGTTTTTGACGATTTCTACCAGTTTTTTGTGCTCCTTTGAGCACTTCATTCCATCCTGGGTGGGATTTACGAAGTTTATCTTTCCACTCACCCACTTCACCCACACCTGGGGTGTTTTCTGGTGTATAGAATCTCTCCCAATCGGGATTGTCCTCAGTCCACTGGTCCCATGCATGAACGCTCATGACGATCTCTTTAGTCTCGCCAGTTTCTTTGTGCTTTACTGGATAAGTTGCCATACCAAATAATAGTGTAGTTTTATTTAGACCAATCTAGAGCTTTTCCAACTGTAGGGAATTGCTCGCAGAAAATTACTTTTGCCATTTCAGCAATGTCCATGTGCTCCTTCTGTGTTCCATTTGCGCTTCTAAGGGCGATGTAGTGCGCCCAGGAGCGACATGAGCCTGTCATGTAGATCTTGGTGGGTACAGCGAGCGGAAGCACCATTCTAGCGCATTCCTTTGCCACACCATGATCAAGCATAGTTTGATATAGATCCATACCAGAAGCAAAATGCCTCTCGATAGCAATCTCAAACTCTTGCTTATGAAAAGCATCTAAATCATCAGTAGAATTCTGACGATTCTTTTTATCTTGACGACGCAATTCAGGAATAGGAATTGTATTTGCTAGCATAGAACTGTCAGCATACCGTTGTGAGAATTCTTGATATGTGAAAGATCTATGACGAAGGATTTGAGCCGCGATTGCCCTAGAGGTTTCAATCTCCAAAGTCATATATGCTTGCTCAAACACTGACCAATGACCATGATTAATGCAGTATTTCAACAATCCTTCAAAACTAGGATTATCCTGATTTTTTGGATTTGATACTCTGGCAATATACGCCATTGTTTCTTCTGCGTCAGGAGTTACCTGCACCAACTTCACTTTCTCCATTCAATCCTCTCATGTGTTTTAACTTTAATCCTTTCTTGGCGCGTGTCCTCGCCTTCTTCATGTATAGCAGTTCTGCCTCCGTATATAACCAAGGATTCTTAAGTGCTTCCTTGGTTAACCGAATTGTATCTTTCATCCGCATAATAAACCTCGTAGTACTTGATAATTCCGTGTGTGATCATATTTCCTTGGGATACCCAATCATGGGCACACGCATATATGCTCTGGTTTGAATATTTAGGGGAACCATCGGAATTCAACTCACTACCATAACGCTTGAGTAAGAGTGCCAAAGACTTCTCTCTGACTCCCATTTTATCGGGAGTATATCTCCAATCAGTCAGGATATCCGTCATCGTCTCCTTCTCCAAAATATTCTACTGGATCATCAAGGTTTTCGCGCTTATCTTGTTGATATGCTTCTTTATCGGAAAATACTTCAGATTCTAATTCCAGAACCAGGGCTTTCATGGTCAAGACTAGACCCTTTAAAACTTGTCTATCCATCAGAATAATAAGGTTTTGTCTATTATACACAAAAAAGGGGTCCCCGTCAAGGAACCCCCGTTATCTATGTAAGTGTGATCACTTAGTATAAGAACGACCACGATAACAGAATGTACCGTGGGCTTCCTTACTCTCAACACAACGAGTAGAATACTCAACACCACGATATGAGGTGTGAAGAATTTGTGCGTTGTGAACAGCAGATGCTTTGTTGATCTGCTTACGAATGAGGTTAAGTGTGTTCATTGTATTACTCCTAAAGTAGTTGGATTTTTAGGTCCGTTCCTTTAGTCGTTTGCGTCCCAATAGCAATCAGGAGATGACTCCTTCATGACCTCAATCAATTCTACCTTGAAAGCATCTGGGATGTTCTCATTTGCTTTCATCCGAAACATAATCGCATCGGCTTGTTGGCAGGTGAGTGATGAATATAAAAGAAATTCAATCATGGGATGAACGACTCCGTTCCGCGACTTACTTGCGTCCCCGAAGGGATGAACGACAGGTCTTATTATAGACCTCATACTCTATTTAGTCAAGTGTCTTCGTATCAACACGAACTATTTTTTTAAAAAACCCCAGAGATTAAAAAATACTGGGGAATTTTTTCCCGAATATATGGGAATAAAAAGTCATTTTTGTTTTGGTTCTTTCCAGAGCTTAGGATTCCATTTACCATCACTCTGCTTTATTGAGATAACACTGTGGTACTTGTCGTAATAATGATCAAAAACCTCAACCAGTTTAGAAGAGATTGTTAAGTCATATTGGATAACACCTTCATTGTCATACTCAACTAGGTATGCAGTGTAGGGTAATGTGGTGTCTTTAGCATCTTCTGGTTTACAATCTGCTTTTAGAATCTTCAATCAACCACGCCCTCCCCATTCAACATCAGGATAGGCTTCTTTAATCACATTATGTGTGACTCTATATTTTTTGTTCATGGTCTTATCTTTGACGAGACAAATAAGTTCTGCCTCATCAGGATGCAACGACTCAAGAAGCTCAATGAAAAGAGATTCTCTCTTCACTTGCCTCAATGAATCATTACCACCCCTAACATAGTTGTACAGTGTCCTGTACTGACTAGCAAGTTTACTTTGTGCTTCAGGGGTAGGAGCATCATTAGGAGTGTAAGGAACAATTCCCTCAGGAATTGCACTCTTTACAGTGTCATCATAGTTCCAAACAAACAAGGAGACCAGAGCAGGAGAACGATACTCTTGTAGAATTTCGATCTTTTGCTTCTTAGTCTTTGCACTAGATACTGCTTGCAGAATCTCACTTTGCAATGGTTTGGGTGGTAATTTAGCCATAATTAGTCTTCGTAATCTTCGTCAGAATTGTTCTCAAAGCGGAAAGCGATTAATGAATCGGGAAGAACATTTCCATGTTCATCATACATCTCAGGATGAAGTTCAGCAGTATTATTATTTCTATCGTGATGGTACATCATGTACTCTCTGAGCACCCATCCTAGCATGATCCCTAACAAAAGGGCACCTAGTACTAAGAAACTGCCAACAACAAGACTGATAGCTAACATTTTTCATCCTCCTCGGGACTGTCCTTTTTAATATCCAGAGAGAACTCTAGATACAGGTGCATCTCCCGCTTGAGGAAGCGCACCATTTTTCCGAACTTAACTTGGAAAGTTTTTGGTGGTGTAGGCTTCCGCTTACCTCCATTAAGTAGTATTTCAACACCTCTATTTAGAGCTGAGTCAGACAAGATTTTGCTCCCTAAAATAGGCAACAGTTTCCTGGCATCCACCAATGTGTTCTTTATTATACACCACTTGAGGGAAAAGTCTTGTATTAAAATTTAATTCAAATTCTTCTATGGCGAAGTCCTCATCAAGAGTATACACCACATGCTTCTGCTCTGTCAACTCCATGAGTTGCTTTACCTGGCGGCAGTGATTGCAACCAGGCATCGAATAAATGATGAACATGATATCAAATTAATATCAAATATATGTAGCCCCTCCATCTTGACCACCGAGAGTCATGATACTCAGTTCTCCAAGATCTTCAAGGGCAGGAATACCATTATACACCCTAACCGTATATCCGTTAACCGTTCTGTCAGAAATCCTAAGATTAACAATACCGCCTGGGAAGGCATTTGTACCACTCGCGATACCAATGACAGCGTAGTCTGTATCTGCCATGGCATCTGAGAAGTTCACATTGTATGTTCCAGTAGCAGTTTGTTCAATGGAGCTGACATTATGTGAGCGATCACCAGGAGTGTAGTCACTGTTGCCAACACCAAGATTGCTATTCATGTACCAGGAGGTAGCACGACCCTCATAGAACTGAGTGTAAGTAGCAGTCTTAAGACCTACAAGGTTCTTAAACTCACCAACTCTGCTGATTTTATGGAAGTCATTGTTGAAAACTTGGATAGAGTTACCCATGCTTCCAAATTGTGTTCCAACACCAGCACCATAGTACAGAAGCTGAGGTGTGTTCTCATTAATAACAATCTCAGTATATGTTCCAGTCTCAGTTACATTGTCCTCATATACGACAGGTGTGGTTGTACCGAAACCAACTGGATCACCAGAAGCAGCGTAGTAGAACCTAATTGGGTAGGCTGCTTGCTGTGACGCATTAGTAAAGCGATAGGTTTGACCTACTTCAAATCTCAGGTAAGGAGATTCATAACCCTGAACATTGATAGAACGATCAGATCCGATGCCATAATATCTGTGATCTGTTGTCTTTGTACCAATAGTAGTAGGTAGAGGCTTGAACGATCCCTCATGCTCCGTGTAAAGGTTCTTAGCGGTGTCTGCAGCACCCGTGAGGGTGGAGAAACTAGCAGCAGATGCAAAGTTAGCATTGAGCGCCTGTGAGGCGATTCCGGCGAGCGTAGCATAGGTAGCAATGCCAGCGACAATAGCCTCAGATGCGATACCGGCAAGTGTAGCACGAGGTGCCTCGTTAATCGTTACGGTAACAATACCAGCAGATACTGGACTGACATCAAGACCAGCATTAAAGTTAACTGTTCCTGCTGTACCAACTGCAGAACCAGAGTCTTGAATGATGACACCAGAACCAGAAGCAACAATGTTAGTCAGCTGAGAACCATCACCAATAAATCTCGGTGCAGTGATGTCATTATTGGATGTGATTGTGGCAGCAGCATCCAATTGAGAAGCAAATGCTGCAGTTGTTGCACTGAGTGCAGTTTGTGCAGAGATTGCTGTGTCTGCACTAACGGCAGTCTCAGCACTGGTTGCATTATTAGCAGTAATTGCTGCGGCAACCACAACTCCAGTGGCAAGACTGTTAGCAGTCTGAGCAATACTTACCGTATCTGCTGCAGTAATGGTAACAACACCAGCAGAGATAGGAGATACTGTGAGGTTTTGAGCGAAGTTGACTGTAGCAGCAACGCCAATCGAAGATCCACTATCACTAACCTCAATACCACTACCAACAGCAGTGACACCTGTGATACCAGAACCATCACCGAAGAAAGCAGTTGCAGTAATGTTACCGCTGGTGTTGACATTAATGTTTGTACCGATACCAGAAGGACCAGGATCCTGAGGTACAGAGTGAGCAACAAATGTTAGGTTGGGTTTAGAACCACGAACAATCAGACTCTGACCTTTAGCAAGAGCAAGGTTATCAATCTGAACATCTTGTAGAGGAGCCAGTCTTAAACCAAATACTAAGTAGTCAGACTCTTGGAACTCAGCAATACCACCAGAGGACAGACCAACTGACATACCAACAGTAGAGTCAGAGTTCTGGTTAGTGGCATGAACCGTGACCAGACTATCTTCTTGTGCTGTAAAGAACTCAAGGTTTGTATTGATCTGGAAAGGAGGATTGAAACTCAGAGTACCAGATCTTCTTCTACCATGAACCAAAGCAGAGTCAGGACCAAGTTTGTCAAACTTTCTAGTAGCAAAGGCAATGAAAGAAATGTTAGGGTCGAAGGAAGATACAAAGATCTTATCACCAGGCTTGACACCAACCTTCTCAATCAGTCTCGTGCCACCTCTATCAAGAGGAATACCATAAGTAATAAAATCACTCTGTTTGAATCCAGGCGTACTAGAGATACCAATAGAGAATGTAGAACGGAAATCGTTCTGGTTTGCAACACCGATACTAACTTCCAGTAGGTTATCAGACTCATAGAGCTGAACTGGTTCAACAACACCCCTAGTTAGAGTAGTCTTGATGGATGCCAGTCTACCTACCTCAGCAAGAGCAGCAGCAGGTGTAGTGAAGCTGACTGTAGCAGAGAAGGGTGAAGTATGTTCAACACCAGATGTACCGTCAGCGTTGGAGAGGTGACGACATCTTACATAGAATGTTGTACCAGCAGCAAGACCATCTGAGATGACCTGAGATAGGGAAGTATTATTATCACCTATGCTACTGAATACAATACTGATAGGTGTAAACGAAAGGTCACTAGCAACCTCATACTCAACTGCTTTGAGTGTACCAGATACAGCTTCACTATCAATAGAGATAAATGCACTCGATATAAGAGTGATACCAAATCTCTGCTGCAGAGTAGCTCCACTAGTAGGTGAAGTAATTGTTGGTGCCTGAACACCAGGTGCATTACCTAGCGTGGCGAATGAAACGATACCAGCAGAGAAGTTACCAACATATGCAGTGAATGCGGTGCCGTCATCGTTGGATAGATGTCTGACACGGGCATAGTGTGTAGTGAAACCTGCTAACTGAACATTAACTGATTGAGTTAGATCTAATGACTGTAAACCTACAGAATCCCAAACAACACTAGAGAAATCAGAGTCAGTAGCAAGTTGAAACTCAATTGCTTTTAGACTACCAGAGACTGTAGTGTCACCAATAGCAGAGTATTCTGATGATCTTAACTGAAGACTCTCAGTGCTAACACCGACATCATCATTAATTGGAGACTGAATAGTTGGCTCATTAATACCAGCATTCGCTGTATCAATACCAGCACTTACATCCAAGTAAGTAATGGCAACTTTGCCTGCTGAATCTAGAGTTCTCTGGTTGAAAGATCCAGTCCACCAGTTAAAGTCAGAAGCACCATAATCAGATGTCTGATGCTGGTCAAATAAGATATCAGTTCCTACAATGGTACTACCACCACCAACAGTGACTCCACCACCACCAGCAATGGTTCCAACACCTACACCATAACCATGGTCATTCAACAACCACTTTCTTACATCTGTAGATGTTCCAGAAGGATTTCTCTGTAGATAGAGAGCAACAAGACCAGCAACTACAGGAGCAGCAGCTGATGTTCCGTTAAAATTGTTGTCATAATGATTGGGATTATCAAATCTTCTATAGTCTGCGTAAGTTCCAGAAGGAAGACCAGCAGCAAGAGTATCTTGTGCAGGTGCATAGATGTCAACACCAGGACCACTGTTAGAATACGATGCCTTTCTTTCTCTCAGGTCGGATTCAATAACATCATCCAGAGCACCGACATTAATAACAGGATGATACCCTGTAGCCTCATTCCTACCAATACCTTGAGGGTTCATCCAGTCTCTGTGAGATGTTGGAGTTCTTTGTCCACCAAACTCTGTTCTGGAATCATTAGAATTAAAATATCCATCCTGAACACCATTCAATCTATGAGGATCTGTAAATCCAATACCAATATACTGGTTGTTATTACCAGAGGCGGCGACATAGATAGCACCTGAGCTCAACAATTCATCACCAGCTTGATTGGTAGAATTGGATCTAGATGAAGATGACCAAGATTTATAAGCACCTGCGACCTGGTTACTAAAACCAAGAACCATATCTTCAACACCAGATGGAGATCCAGCAGAAAGTGTATTAGTTTGGAATGTACTGGTGATGCCAGTAAATTTATAACTTATGTTAGATCCATCGTTATTGAGAGCAGCCTGATAACCCCAAGAACCATTAACAACAGTTGGGTTTCTTAGACCAAGCTCAACATTAACTGGTTTGTATTGATGGAAGAATGAAATCAGATCATATGCTGTTTCAATATCCATTCCGACATTATCGGAGATGGCAGGCATGTTCCAGATATTTGCCCTGAATGCCAGACCAAAGTTCTTACCAGCAGCAAGAGATGCTGCAGAAGTACCGTGACCACTACCTAAGTTATTAGCACCTGCTGTGCCAATACCCATGGCACCATTTCTATTGTATCCAGAAGGGATAGCAATTTCAGGGAGAAGAACGAACTCAGATGAACGGGCGTTGTTATCTTCCCACCATGCTTCTGCTCTAGCTGTTTGGATACCAGTAGTACCGTCTGCAAGAGTGTAAATAAATCCGTTACTATTAAAGTATCCAGGATCTAGAAAGTAAGGGAAGTCAAGAACAATATCTTTTACTCTACTCGTTCCATCATCATGTAAGAATTCTGGGTGGGATTGCAGAACACCAGAGTCATGGATAACAATGTCAACATTTCTACCATCATAAAGGTACTCAACATTACCTTGGACTGGAGCAATACTACCAGATGCATTGTCCCATTGAGCAAACTCACCAGCACTGGTGATACCAGAAATTCTGGGTAGTGCCCAGTTAGTACGATTCTCTTCACCAGCTGTTGCAATACCAGGAGGACCATTACTAGTCAGATCTCTATAGATTTTGACATCACTTGGAAATCTATTTGCAACTAATTGTGGTTCTGGATAGTTATCTTTGTTATCTTTTAAAGAAAGTTCAATCCATTTGACATGAGGATGACGACCGATCTCTGTCGCCTCTTCATCGGTAAGTTCGTATGTACCACGAACCGCACTGATGGAGTGCGTATCAGTACAAGTTACTTTTCTATCAGGAATTCCATCCTGATTAGAGTCAATGGTGAGAACACCGTGGATCCCACTCCAATGTTCGGCACTGGTTACAGCCAGGGTATATCTCTTAAGAGTCATGCCTCAAAATCTACAGGTGAACACCTTTTTTATATTTAGGTGTGGTAGAATATATATTTAAAAGATCCTTGATATGAATATCGTAACTGGTGCTAAAGGTTTTATTGGCAATCACTTTGCCTGCACCGTAGACAAACCTCTTGAGGTTGATATTGACAACTGCTTTGAGCTACTCAATAAGTTCAATCATTGGAAAGATGTTGACATGATCATCCATATGGGTGCATTGTCTTCAACTGTCAATAAAGATGTCGATGCTATCTACAAATATAATATTGATTATAGCATAAAACTATTTGAAAAAGCCATTGAGTATGGTATTCCTGTAAAGTATGCTTCATCTGCATCAACATACGGTCGCACTGATGACATCATTAATCCTTTGAACTACTATGCAATGTCAAAGGCGACTGTAGATTACTGGGTGCAAGATAATATGCATCGGTTCTCTCACATTCAGGGGTTCAAGTTCTTTAATGTGTATGGATTTGGTGAGGTTAACAAAGGAGAGCAAGCTAGTCTTGTGAGTAAGTTCCAGTGGCAATCAGCGACTGGTGCAATCCATCCATTCCAAGGATCTGATAAGGTTCTTAGAGATTATATCTGGGTTGGAGATATTGTTAATGTTGTCCTGACTAACAATGCAGGTAGTGGTATCTTTGATCTAGGTACAGGTAAAGCTATTCCTATTCAACATGTAGCAGATCTCGTCGCACAAAAAAACGAGGCAAGGGTGGAAGAGATTCCTTTCCCACCAAACCTCGTTGAGAAGTATCAGTTTCATACCCAAGCAGATATGAGTTGGTTGTCAAATTATAACTTTAGAACTGTTGATGATTATATCAATCATCCAGACCCATCAATCGCCTCTCTTGATCCGTATTGAATCTGAATCAAAGTGTTGCGTTGAGAACTCAAACAACTCAGAGTCATCCAACGCAATCATTTGATGCCTTAGTCCAGTAGGAACATAAAACTTATCTCCAGGCTCTAAGACTGTAAGTTCTGCATTACGGAGATCATCATCCCACCCATAATATAATGAGATGAGACCACTCTGTAAGTAGAAGGTCTCATCTTTTATTTTATGGTAATGCCATGAACATCTCTTGTTCTTCTTAATAAACAAGAGTTTGCCACAGTATTGTTCATTGTTAACGATCCACTTCTCATATCCCCATCCTTTAGGGACATATTTAATTGAAGAATTCTTCTGAGTTGATTCCTTTGTCATCGATGTAATAGTCTGCTGCAGGTTTACCTAAGAAAAGTGTGTGGTACTTACATCCCCAGGAGTTTAGTTGCTCGATAGTAAAATCGTAATACTTATCGTTAGCTTCCTTACGATTATTTTCAAATGTTCCCATACCTCTCGCGGTATGATAGATGATCTCGTGCCCATCATCATACAATTTATTTATGATTTGAATCCTAGCCCAGCGTGGGACAGCATGAGTATATCTACTATCTCCCTTGCCAGGGAAGCAGATCGTACCGTCAATGTCTACATTATATCTCATTGTACTATATCAAATTCACATTGAACATTAAAACTAATCGTAACACGATCTGTTACAGCTGGATCAACATAGTGATACATTTCAGAAGGAAAGATTATGATCTCACCCTCCTTTGCATAGGTTGTGCTGTGCATAAAATCTTGATAAGGTTGATTAGATCCGTTACCAAAGAAGACAGTTCTATTGTCCTCCTCTAAGTGGTAGAGATAGATTCCTGAGAAAGTTGATGATGGATGCACATGTGGGTGATGACAATTACCACGAGTGTAATATGTGTACCAAATATCAACTAAGTTTATGTTACTTAGATCTGGCATTTCAAATGGCAGATCATCAGCACAATCAGAAATAGGATCAAACACAATATCCTTGATAAAATCTAGGTCATGTAAATGATCCATAAATGCTGACGAAGGATCGTTAGCACCTCTGTTGTCCCAAGGAAAAGACAAATCATAAAACTGTGACTCCTTGTCAGCTTGAATCCAATCCCAAAGAACTCTTTTTATATTAGCATGATTCTTGATCTTCTTCCTATACAGGAAAGGACCAGGGAATAAAGTTAGATCAAATGTTGAGGATTCTATCGACATCTTCCATTCTCAAAGTGTATGTGCCTGGGTTTTGTACAGCAATTGCAGCTGCCTTGTTTGCGAAAGAAATTGCCTCTTCCATCACAGGCAATTGAACAAAGTAAAATACTAATGCAGCAAGGAATGTATCACCAGCACCTGTCACATCAAATGTTCTGACGAGATCATTGCAGGGAAATATTTTCTTATTCCATGCTGCACCATCATCCCCAAGAGTAACAATCATATTCTCTCCATTAGGAATGTTACCAGGATCTAATGCCTCAAATTCTTTCTTGTTAATTTTATAGATGATATTACTGAACTCTGTAACAAGTTTAGTTTTTTTCGTATCCACAAATATTTTAGTATTAGGATACCTGCCAGCAATATCACTGATTATTTTAGTGTCAGGAATGAATCCTTTGTTATAGTCTGAGATGATAATTGCATCGTAGGTATCATGCAACAGTGCCATCTGCAACTGAGCTGAATGTAACTCTTTTACATCAGGCTCACTGTCAACTCGAATGATCTGCTGATTACTTTTACTATCAATAAACCTGGTCTTCTTTGCTTCTTCCTTGTTACACAAAAAAGTAACAGTAATACCAAGAGACTCTAAGTTCTGCTTGACATTACCTGCCATACCAGGAGCAGTATCTTTACCTTGCTCAATAAGAATAGGAACAGGTGCCTCTGGACTTAAGCGATCACACTCACCATAGACCCATTCATCGGTACAACTATCCCCGATCAATAATACTTTGTATTGTTTTGCTAGTTGCATAATCTTCTAGTCTAGGGAAAAAATGTACTTCGGCAGAGAACATGGATCCGATGACAGACTTTCCTTCCCAGTCAGATCCTACTACCATTATGTCAGGATTTGTAACCTTTACACAGTTCTCTAGCTCTAGATCAGAGTCAAACAAGAGAACATGATCTACGGTTTTAAGACTTGAGAGCATGTATGCTCTGTCTTCGGCAGTATTTATTGGTCGTGTTGGACCCTTCTTTTCTTTTACTCTTTCGTCACTATCAATAGCGACAACTACAACATCACCTTGGGACTTTGCATACTCCAGTAGTTCAAGATGACCACGATGGAGTATGTCAAAGGTCCCATTAACAAATACTTTCTTAGTCATTTGATAATGAAATCAGTTTACCATATTCGGGAAGATACAAATATTCAATCTCAGAATTTGCAAGAGTTCTACATGCATCATCCAATGTTTCTACAAGAGGTTCACCACCGAGATTAAACGATGTGTTAAACAAGATAGGACAACCAGTTGCTTCATAAAAACAATTGATTAGATTGTAGTAGTTCTCATTCTGCTCTTCAGTTACAGTTTGAATACGACATGTATCATCGATATGAATAATAGAAGGAATCTTTTCTTCAATTCCTGGCAAACAATTAACAGCGTACATCATATGAGGAGTCTCTTCCATGCCACGCAGATCAAACCACTCATGTACATGTTCTTTCAGAATAGATCCAGCAAAAGGACGGAAGTATTCACGCCGCTTTACTTTATTGACATGATCTTTTCCTTTAGGATCACGAGGATCATAAACAATAGAACGATTGCCTAGAGCTCTAGGACCAGATTCAGATCTACCTTGGAACATCGCAACAATATTTTTATCAGTGATCAAATCAACTACAGTTTGATCTGTTGCTTCAGATACTTTAGCGCCATACTTATCAGAGGTGTCTACAATATCACTAAGTTTATAATTATATTCTTTCCCAAGATATAAACTAGTTGCATAAGGACGGACCTTAGAATCACCAGTAACCCTATGATAATGAAGAAGAGCTGCACCAATAGCAGTGCCTGCATCATTAGAAATGGGTTCAGCATATAGATTGATACCCTCGTCTTTCAGTTGATCAAGATACCAATAGTTTGCAACACAATTCAGACCATATCCACCAGAGATAACAACATTAGATGTTTCGCTAGATTCAACTGCACTTCTAATCAAAGAAAGAACTTGTTGCTGTGATTCAGTTTGGATTTTGTATGCTAAGTCCCTACGATTCTGCATCCTAGTCCAATCATTTCTATCAATCTCAGGATCAGTATGGAGTTCTGAGCACGCTCCCTCATTAACAAGAGACGCATTTGGATATGTTGGGGAGAGCATGTTTAGATTGGTTGGAACATATCCACCAATCTTATTTTCCTCTGAAAAGAGAGAAGGAATTTTTTCGTTTGGTTTACCATATGGAAACAGACCCATGGTTTTCCCTGCTTCAATTGCATGGAATCCACAGTATTGAGTTACAGCTTCGTATGCTTTGACAATACCAGGTGTACAATCAATAACCATAAAAGATGTTCCCTCTTCATCCTGATGAAGTTGAGAGTTATCAAACTGAGGATTAATTTGTGGCGGAATGCCAACACCATTACCACCTAGGTGTCTGTAAATAGGAACAAATGATGCGGGATAATCACATCCAAATATAGATTCAGTCTCCCAGAAAGTATGACTTCTATCACCAAACTTCATTGGAATAAATGTTCCAGCACCATCAACTACAACAGAGACTGCCTTATCAAATCCAGAACGATAAAACGCGCAAGCTGCATGTAATTTATGATGAATAGTACCATAATCAATCACCTGGTGATGACCATCTGGAGTTTTAGATCTACGATCAATCAGTCCCAACTTCCGTGCCAGTCCTGTGTAAGGATCTTCTCCGCAATACTCAAGTCTATTACCGCTAGAACTAATTAATTCAGTGTGTGCGACTACAAGATAGTCTAGTCTATCAGTGTACTCTAGAATCTTTGTCATCGATACTAGAGGAGCTCCATCATACTTTGCTCTAGTAAGTCTTTCTTCTTCTACTGCAAGTACAATCTCACCATCTTTTAAGAGACAAACTCCTCCATTATGTCCCCTAGTAATACCAGCAATCCATTGTGTCATTTTCCAAATCCTTTAGGTTCACAGCAAGAAGGAGTCATAACCTTCTGGGGTTCTTTCGTTACATCACGGAACTTTGGTTTACCAAGTCTCTTACGGCATGAAGAAACGACTTTATCGTATACATCCTTAGACATATTCATACACTCATCATTCATCATGTCCTGATAGTCTTCCATCGTCAATCTAATTGGCGAGAATGTTCTATCATTCTCACCAACATCAATTATATCAAATGTAGAATCTTCTGGGTATGAAATGTTAACAGGATAGGTAGAACCAATCACAGCTGTTACAGATGTTTCTGTGCTCTTAGCAATGTGTTGTCCTACAGAATCACATCCAACAAAATGATCTGCATTCTGAATGATACCAGCCCAAACTCTAATATCTGCTTGTGGCCAGGCAACATGAGGAGTTTGTTCTCCAATTTGGAACTGGAACTCACTCATGATCACAACAGCATAATCTTTTCTAAGATTATTAATTAGATCTACTGCATGAGTTGTATGAAAACTTCTAGAAGATGGATCAATAATATATTCCTGCTCTACCTGAACACCTCTACCAAATGGTTGGAAGACTACAACTTTTTCCTTGCCAGTTACATTCTTAATTTCCTCAATAGTATTAAGAGCAGTGATCGCTTCTGTTTTAGATAACTTAATGCTAGGGGAAGGAAGTTCTCTAGGTTCTGTAATACCATTGATTTCCATATCAAAAGCTTGTGCAATATTACACTTCTGATTGTAATAATGCCACTGACGATATGGTTCTGGAGTTACACAATCCCTAGACTTGAGGTAATCCTCAAACAGATTCTTATGCCAATTGTCAAACGCATACTTATGGAGAACGGGATGCGCTTTGTAGAAATTCATTCCACCTTCGCACACGATGATAAAGTCATCATGAGTCTCTGCATACTTTACAAATGCAGGGATAGAACAAATCACTCGACCAGCGCCGCCGTTAATGAAAAATGCTTTAGCTCTCATATTATCTTGAGTAACGGGTTATTTATTTACATGAATAGCACTTGTGCCATTCGATCATGGTCGGTAAACATGCCTTCAGAATACCATTGACTATGCAGTAGGTCAGCTTCATAGAGTATACATCTATTATACACCATCTTGAATTCTAATTCAACTTTCCAGGGAGATTCTGGATCTACATCAACCCAGTCTCTCAACCATCTATTTTTAGTCAGTTGATTAAACTCATGACCCATTGCTACACAATCTTCAGTGATCATGTCTGGTCTAGGAAAAGATTGTTTGCCATAATATGAATAGAGTCTTGTTCCACCCTGACATTCATCTCCTTTATTCAAATAGATTACAGATCCAAAATTAATATCAAATGAATCTTGATGAGGTATACCACCACCAACATCCATGGTCTTAGCATTCATTATATTGCACATGAATCCAGATTTATTCCAGTTGCTTTCCCACTCCTGTTCATTAACTGGACTCTTCCATATAGGATGTTGTTTAAGCTGATCGAAGAGTGGTTTAAGATTCTCCTTAACACGAGAGTCTTCTTCATAAACTCTCCATCCAGGGAGACCTGCAATCAGATCTGGATCATCTCTATTAGGAGAGTCGATACAATACTGTCTAACCTCATCTGGATTTTTATAGAACCCATCAATAATTAATGCGTTTCTTTTTTCTTCTCCAATCTCAGATACAACTGTAATATCAAATTCTTTATTTAATTCAAACATGATTAGTTAATGAATGTTATGTTGCCAGCAACTGAAACTCTTTCAATATCAGGAGTTCTAAATGGAACTACTGTATGCATCAAGCTTGATGGAAATAAAAAGAAGTCTCCTCTCTTAGGTAGGAAAAACTTTCTATTGTCTTGGAATGGAGGAACAGAATCGCCATGAACAAACATGATTGATCCAGGAATAGGTCCATTACCTACCATGTTGAATCTTTCTTTCTCTGTCTGTAGCTCATCTGGCACATCAAGATACAGAACAAAACTCAAATCACCTCTATGGTTATGTAGGGGATTATAATCATGTTGTTTTTGATAATTAATCCATAGACTATCACATTCCCAAGAAGGACTTATACGATTCTCAACATGATGAGACAATCCATCTAAGTATAAAGAGATGTAAGGCTCAATCTGTTCTTGAAACCAGAGAATATGATTGGGTGTATAGTTCCATTCATCATGCATATCTGCAGCTAACATTCTCTCTGCATTGTACTGTGGAACATCTCTAATTTCAGATGCTCTCTCTGCTAGACCATCTAAAATACTATCTTCCGTTGTCATCTGCAATAAAAAAGGTCCCCAAGTAATCGGTTTGCACACGAATTGCCTGGGGACTTCTGTATTAATCATATCAAACCTTGGGAGTCAAAAAATATGGGGGAAATTTTTCCCCCATCAGTGTAATTATATATTCGATTTTGTTTTGGGTCAGTCTGTAATTCCGTTGTTAGGACGCTCACCTGTCGTGACACCCGCTCCAAGTTGATCAGGATCAAGTGGCCAAACAACCAAGTGAGTTGCTGTACCTACACCTGCCCAGTCAGTAGGAAGATTTCTCAACTTAGTACGATAGTCTAACCAGGGTTGCTTGACAGAATCGGGCATGTCAACAGCTGCAACTCTAGAGTCACATGCCGTCAGCATTCCATTTCTTGTGTCGCGAATCTGATCCCATCCAAAGCAGACAGTATCAGTATTGACTACTTCGCTAGGTTCATCGTGACTGAATAGAGGAGTAGACCAGCTGTTAGCTGATGTATCGTAGTAGAAAGATCTGAGATCGAAAGCTTCACTAAAGTGATAGGGATCGCAGACAGTAGGATTGGGTTCGTTAGATGGACCACACTCTACTTCATACTGTTCAGCAGGGTCTTGCCAACCCCACAGAGCCATAGCATGTAGAGGATATTGCTCCGCATCTAAGGTAACTTCTACAAATCCAGGAGGGGTAGGAACATCAGCATCGATCGTTCCGACCTCAGCGATTCTATCATTACCATCCAGACCTGGACTAGCTGGATCCCAAATGGTTTGGATATATCTAGGACCAACATAGGTAGAGATACCAGCTTCATCTGGATCTACCTCGTCTCCCATCCATTCGGTGGGGACTGAGTAAAGTACTGTTTTTGTGATTTGTGGATTAGACATTGTTCTTTAGATCTCCTTTAATTACTGCCAGTAGGACACAACAACGAGACCAGCGGCACCGAAGCCACCCCAGCAACATCCGCCATCGGTAAACGGCGATGTTCCGCCACCACCAGGGAACAAGGACTGACCTTTACAGCATCCATGAGTGTTACCACCAGAGCAGTTATCCATATTGAAGTTAGTTGAGGAAGCATAAGGTCCTACACCAGGTCCAGTCCAGGATCTGTCAGTTCCCCTGCAATACTGGTTATTATGCTTACCACCAGAAGGACCAAGGATCCCAAAGTCTCCACCAAACCAGCAGGCACAAACCTGAAGACATTTCTGGCACTGTGCAGGAGCAACACAAGAGTAGCAACCGCCACCACAGTGGTGCCATCCCCATGCTCCACCTTCAGCACAGAAGTTAGAAAGACCAGAGCCTGTTACATAACTTTTGCAACCTCGTCTACCACAACATGCTCTACTTGTACACTGTCGGCAGCAGGAACACTGTGATGTTCCCCCAGCACAAATTGTGTAGGCTGTAGATCCAGGAGTGAAATCTTTGTATGCAAACAGAGTCTTGGTTACAAATGCACCAGCTCCACCTGAAGGACCATTGGAGCAACATGCACCGATAGATCCTGTGCCACCGCCAGAGGTCAACTCAAATCGGATACTAGTTGTAAGGGCAGGAACCGTCCAGTTCAAGCAACAACCACCATTGGAAACACTCCAATAGTTGTTATTATACAAGTAAAACTGATCAGCGATACCTGTAGAAACCCCAGTGACCTGTCCAGGACCAACTGAGTTAGCGATAATCGCCTCAGTACCTTGAATCTGTTTATATGTCTGGTAATTAGCCATTGCTTTTAATATTCTAAAGTGGTGGAATCGTAATAGTATTTAGGAAAAAGCATAATAAAAAGGGGGGAGATTGCTCTCCCCAGAAGAATCAGATGGTGATGATTCTCCAACCTTGTGTGCCATCATAGAAGACCAGTTCAAATGCAGCACCCTCAGTGTTAACTGTCAAGTCTGAAGCGTCTCCCATGATTGGGTTACCGTTTCTACCAATCGTTAATGCGTTTGAATCAAATGTCTTGGCGACATCAAAGATTCTAACAGTATCACCCTTAACAGGAGATCCAGGTAAGGTAAGTGTGAATCCACCGCTAGTAGTATTACAGAATGCTTGCTGTCTGTTTGCCAATGTGGTTCCATTACCACTGACATCTACATTACTGTAAGCACCCAGAGGCAACCAACCAGCACCGTTATAGAATTCAAATCCATCAGAGTCGGTATCATAGCGGAGACCACCTTCGATTAGATCAATACCAGTTGGACGCCCAGCTTGGTTACCACGAGGTGGAACAAGAATACCAGAAGTGGTATCCATCTTACCGCGAGTGAGGAAGCCACGAACTGCTTTCTCAGTAGGACATGCTTGGTTAGAGTCGCCAGATAGGAATTCGTCAGAAGAGAATTCGTTAACTGCTTCACCAATCTGACCACCAATGGCACCCAGTCTCAGTTCAGAAAGACCTGACAGGTTGAATGCAGAGGCATCCAGGGTAGCAGCACCAGTCAACTGGTTAACAGAGAAGTATTCACCAACTCTGAAGTTACCACCTTGGTCAGTAGAGACGAAGAAGATCTTACCAGTGTTCAGTACAGTTGTCTCGTTACCCTGAGAAGCTGTGTTCTCGTCAACATTTGGATAATTGGTTGCCGAAGTGTTACCTGTACCAATTAGCAGGAAGTCATGACCCGTAAGACGAACCTTGGAGAACTTAGATCTCATCAAGAACTCTTGATTATCATACGAAGCAGGAGCAGATCCTTTAACTGGTGCAATGTTGATCGTTGCACGACCATTTGCTTGGTTAACAGCATTAGTTGCTGCACTTACAAATGTATGGGAACTTGTATTTGTAGAAGGAATAGTACCTAGTGACTGGAATGAGAATGTATTCAAAGTCGTTGCTGAGATAGCAACTAATGTATTATGTAATTCGTCAGGGCTATTAGCGTTAACACCCGTGCCTTTCGCACGAGGATATGTTTTGGTTACTGTGTTTCCATCTAGAGCACAAGTAAATGATAACGAGTCAGTCTGTAGTTGAATATTATCTCCAACCATCATACCGTGACCATTAGATGTCAACTCTACGATACCGTTTGATGGGTTATAAGCACCAGCAGTTGGAGTAAAGTTATTACCAGGAACATAGTTACTTACAGTTCTGACGATGTATCCAATTGAATCGGAGAATCCTAATCCAACTGTAGTAAATCCAATCGTATCACCAACAAGTGGTGTTGTACTCAGTCCGACTACTTCAAATAGTCCATCCTTCTGTCCACCAACGGAGTTAGATGCAGATGCAATCTTAACATATCCTGTACCACCAGCACCGACAGAATCAAATTCAATGAACTCACCAGGTGTGAAGACAGTAGTACCAACACCAACAGCACCGTTAGCACCATCGGCGTTACCAAATCCAGAATTGTACTTAAAGTACAGTTGATCACCAGAGATCTGATTGTTTGTAACTACAGCGCGAGCTCCTGATGTAGCACCACGCATCGTAGCACCAACAGAGATAGTACCGGCAGAAGTACCCACTTGGGTTGCCATCTTGTCACCAAAGAGGCGAGCAGAGCGAGCAACTTCTAGTGTAGAGAATCCAACAGCTAATGCACCGTATGTACCGTAGGAGTTGTTACCTGAGAGAGATCTGATTTCAGATCCATCATCAGAAACATAACCGAAAGCACAGTAGTAAGTGAAGGAAGAAACAATCTCAGCAAGAGCATCATCTTCAAGCCAGAAACCTACACCACCGGAGTGAATGTTGGTAAAGGCATCGAAGACCATCGACTTACCACCTCTACCCTCAGGTTTACCTTCGTGGACACCACCCTCAATAAAGATACCTACAGCACCTTCATGTCCAGTACCATCAGTACATACATTAGAGAATGCGGTACAATCTTTAATATAAGGTGAACGCTCAAGAATAGGAGTATCAGGATTAAGTCTGAAGTAGACACCACAAGCTGTAGTACCTACACCAACCTTGGGTTGCCACTGATCAGTATTGAAAGGATCATTAGTATCATAATCAAATCCTTGCAGACCACGCATCGTGATTGCCTGAACCGTCGTAGAGTCAGACACGAAGAACATCGTGGAACGCTGATTAGGTGTTACACCATCAGTAGCAAAACCAGCAGCTGGTTCAACAGTCGTACCTCTCAGAACATCACCAGCAATCGAGAAGTTCTTAGGCAGTGTGATAGGAAGTTGCTCTCTGAATACACCAGCAGACAACTTCAGAATGATAGGAGATACATCAGTAACCTCACCACCGCTCACATAAGTATGAGCAATCGTAGAGATACCGACATTGGTAGTAAATGAATTGGAGTCAACTACAGAGTCAACTTTAAAGAAGAATCCTTGTGTACTATCTGGGAAGATAGTAGTTGTGATACCAGCATGAGCTTGGGCACAAGTGAATCCAATACCCTGCAGTTTAACCTGACCCTGTGAGAACAGACCATGAGCAGCAGCAGTAACTGTTGCAATACCGCTAGACTCATCATAAACAAAGTTGGTAATATCTCTTCTAATCTGACCAGCAGTAGAAGCAAATGAGATAGAACCCCAAGCATTATCAGGTGTAAGACCTGTACTTGTATCCGAACCTTGCTGTGCATCAACATAGTATACCTTGGTACGGAGACCAGGATACTGCCACTCAACCTCATCGCTAGAAGAGACTCTTAGATATGTACCTTGCGTACCAATACCCTGTCTCGAAGGGCCAGTACCATCTCTGGTAAGCAGGTCACCTTTAGTCGTCAGCAGTGCTGCACTATCACCGATAGCGAACGCTGCCCACATGGTAACAGCAGTACCAGGTTGGACATTAATGTTAGATGATGCAATCGAGATGTAAGCAGAAGATGCAAACTCAGCGACATCATTAATCTCATATACACCAGAACCACTCCAGGTGCTTCTCCAATTGAAACCACGGTTAATCAGAGACCAACCATTAATACCAGTATCAACCGATGTAATACCAAGACCTACAGGTCGCTTATCAACTTCAATCTTAATATCGTCAGCAATATATGTAATACCACCAAGGGTTACAGTCTCACCTCTAGAATATGTCTGACTAGGAGCATAGGTAGATCCACCAGCAGTAGCAATACCACTGACAAGCAGAGTCCATTCCTGTGGACTGTCGTTAGGTTGAGAAGATAACGGGTTAGTACCAATAGCTACATATGATGCACCTTGGAACTCAACAATGTCACCTCTCTCGTAACGAGCCAGGGCATCATAGATACCCTCGTTAGTGAAAGCTTTACTGAAGTCTACGAAGTTTGATGATGGAGGATAGAAACCATCCGAACCAATACCTGTGAGATCGTGCAGGGATGTAGAGATCCCCTGCATCGATAAGTCTGCAGCGACTTGGAATGGTACTGTTGTTCGGTATTCTTGTCCGCCGTATCTAACAACATCATTGATGCCGTAGTAGGAGTTCGTAGTAAAGGCACCTCGGAAGTTCAGTCCCTCGCCGTAGAGCTCCCAGTATGCCGGGAAATCACTACTGTACCAGTTACTTTGGACACCGGTCGAAGTGTGTTGAGCCGTACAGATGTATTGATTACCGCCTTCCTTGACGATATCGTTTACAACATATCCGGTACTGACTGACCATTCGCCAGCATAATTCTGTCCCTCCGTATGAAGGTCCCAGTAGGTATTGTCGTTGGGAAATCCGGTAGAGCTGGCATCTGAGGTGTGGTTCCCTGTACATACATAGGAACTTGCACCGAATCTAACGATGTCATCAATAATGAATGCGGTAGAGGGTGCCCAGGCACCACGCCAGTTAAATTTCAGTCTACCAAGTCTAAATTCTGCCATTGTAGGTTCTCGTTAAACAGGTTCAGAGTATGAGTGGGTTCCATTAACCTGAAGGACTAGATATCCATCAGCGTCTAGGTAATAAAAAAGGTTGCGCCTGTCAAAGCGTATCTGTTGATATTTATCTTGCGGATTATTAGCAAGTCGCTTCTGCTCAGTAGTCTCTTCGACATAATCATCATAGTCACCAAACTCTTCAACCTGTGTCCCGTCTAAACGGAACGGATCAAAAGATTCAGATGTGGATGCAGTGCTCACTTTAGTAAAAAACAGCATGTCGTCTGCGTCTCTTCTCAAAGCGTAGACATAATAGCCCGTCGAATCCTGTGGTTGGAAGTGGGCGTTACTTAAAGTTAAAGCCATTAGCTAATAATTCTCCAATAACTGCCAGTCCACAACAGCATTACAGTGATACCAGAAACATCAAGGTTCACAGGACCATCATCAATATTACCAATCGCATCTTTAAATTGATGCGCTGATGAGGTCAATATAACATTATTTATATTCCAATTTTGTGCGCCATCTGCGATCTCAATACTATCGCCAACTGACAAGTTAACGATAGGCATAGTCGCGTTAATAACGCCAGAAGAAGTAGTACCAAGGTATCTCTTGTTGACAACCAACTGAGTTGTCAAAGGACCAGTCAGCTCGGTAAAAACAGGAGTAGCACCAGTTGCTGCTTGAGCAACTGTTTCTACATTGTTACCCGATCTAATGTAGATTTTCTGGTCAACTATATTAATAGCCATTTCACCATCTTCCAGATCTATAAGACCAGGAATTTGACCTTGCGTGGTACTTCGTTTTGGTTTAATGCGTGTAGGCATTATGGTTTACGAAATAGTGTGCGTCCTAGTATTTATCATAAAGATTAAACGCAAGTGAATACCTTGGTTCTCTTGACCTGTTTTCATCAACATGATGTGCCAGGGATCCAGGGAAGAGCATCATCATTCCTGCCGTTGGTTCGTAGGACCATGTTGTAACTTGAAGTTCTGCTAGAGAGTGATTGTCGTGATGATGAAAAGTAAATTCGCCAGAGTTCTGAGGGAAATCAATCCACAGAACTCCAGCTAAAGGACACCCAGGATGGGTGTGTTGTGAGTTATAACATCCAGTATGATTAATATTAAACCACATATTAGATAGTTTATATTGATTATCCCAGGAAACATATTCATGTTCCCTGTAAGTTTCAATCATTTTATCTACCCTATCTTCAATGTAGGATAAGAATTTATCGAACGATGGTTCTAAGTAAAAATTATCTGGACTTTGATACCCATTCACATTACTCCTATTATTTCCCTTATGCTTTAACGAATAAGAATCCATCCAGTCCATGATGTCACCTTGAATAGTAGATTCAAAGTTCTTATCTTCATCATGGACAACGATATAGGGAAGGACTTTATGTGTAACGGGACTCATTATTTAATATAATCGTTTTCAACCAGGTACTTACGAGTCAATGGAGTTGGTTCATATACCTTCCACATCTCACCACCAGCACAAGCAGATAGTGCAGCTTGTGTCATACCTTCTGTACGACCTGCCCACTGTGCTTCTGCTTCCCATGGCACAGCATTTTTTGGGTATGTACGCTCTGCCATCACACGCCAGATCATTGGCACTTCATCTTCAGGTTTGATAATAGCAATCAAACTATTCTGAATAGTTCCTGCCATACAATCCTGAGCAGCGTGCCATCCTTCATGCCGCATGAGCATCATCAGCGTGCTAGGCTCATCCATATACCTTTTATTCAGATAAAAGTTATTACTTACGGTATGATAAACACCACGATGCATTACTGGGAAGTAACGAGAATCAGCAAGATATACATTGACACCAATCTGATTCAGTGTCACCAACAGTTGGTTGAACTCGTTTGCAAATGGCGTGTAACGCTCTGGATCTTTGTATTTTGTTGAGATATCAATAAGAGAATATACTTCTTCCACATCTTTTGTACACTCACGCAAGAGCATACAACCCATGGAGTCCATGGAGTTAAATCCCCTTGTGATTTTATCTTCACCAGCAAAAACTGGTGATGCTGCTAGCAATAAGGCAAGTAGAACTTTTTTCATACTGAAAATTCTTCCAATGTCGATTCAGGTAATTTTTGTTGAAGCTTTTGTTCACCCACTATGAATTCATAGGGTAGTCCTAGTTGTCCTGGTAATTGATAATCTGTTGTAGCAGTAACATCAATTACTTGGTCTTGGAGATACTTAGTCTTGTGATAGGTCCTGCCAGGAACCATAGCACAAAGACGAGCAGCATCTCGTTCCAATCCACAGTCTGCATACTTCCTACCGTCAGGAGTATAGACCGTCCAGTATTCTGATTGCATAAAAAAAGAGGGGGGTGTTCCCCTCTAATTATAACACATTTTATCTGCATTGGCACGAGATGGTGGTCTGAATGGACAGTCTGGACACCCAGCACCACAACATCCTCTATTCTTTGTCATAGAGTTGTTCCAGTTTTTCTCTAGAGAGATCTACATACATCAATTCTTCACCTGCTTGTGGTGCTTCAGGATGCTTTGGCTTACGAGGATTACTAATATCTATAGTATTAATAGATTGAATGTTAGCCCACATCATAGCGAAGGCACCACCAGCAATCAGAGAAAAGCATACAAAATAAAGAAGGACTTCAAAACTATTCATCATGCTTCCTGAAGAGATTGAACTGTGTTGTGAAGTTCTCCAATATCACGGAGACCTTCAACGCTGAACCATGGGGCATTTGCCCAACTGAATCCTTCACCCATGGTGCTATCGGGTGCCGTAATATACCAATGACAAGCTGTGTCTGGTACATCTACTGCACACTTAGACCAATCGTCACTCCACTGTGGGACTTGTACCCACATAATGGCAGCAAACATAAGACTGAAGAGTGATTTAATCATTTGTGAGTCTCCTCATTATGAGGTGGTCTATTGAGAAATTACCAGCGCCAGTTAGAAGAACACATGCTGCACCTCCCCAGTAAAGAACTAGGAGTTCTAACAAGTAGATATTAAATCCACCTGTCATAACAGCATGATAGATTGCAAAGGACATAGTGCCTAGGATTGCCAAGGCACCCAGTAGAGTGCCAAGTCCAAAGATAATCATCCAACTTCCTACAATCTCAGAAAATGCTGCGATGTAGGAGAAGAAGATTGGGAATGGAAGATGTAATGGTCTTACAAATGCATCCGCAAAGTTTTCAATGTTCTCTAGTTTCTCGTATCCATGATGGATAAGCATGATGCCTACCGATAAACGAAGTA